TAATGATATATTAGCAGTACCATAAAGTGCATCAAATACTTTTAAATCTCCTTCTAAAATTAGATCTTCAGGATGCTCTAAATGTAAAACTTTCATAATAAAAAATACTCCTTGTAATAATGGGGAACTTTAGAGGTGACTAACATATAGTCACAGTATCTTCATAAGGAAGAGAATTTAACACTTCAAATCTTCTTTTAAATGCACCAGTATTCAATCTAGGAAATAGTGATACATTCTTATATAATATTTTAGTTGAAGGTTTATCTTTCCAAACAGTATATGGAACACTAGGTGATATTCTACCACCCTTATTTCTTTTAATATCTCTACTTTCTCTCAACTCATTTATTATTTCATTAACTCTAACTTCAGCAACATATATTAATTGACCACTATCTGACCACTCATTTACTAAACAAATCCAATCTAATTTCTTTTCTATTGAATACTCTCCATCAGGAAATATAATATTTGAACCTGATTTATTATCAACAGGTGTGCCATCTGGTTTATATCCATCTGGGAAACCTGCACCACCATAGGAAGGTTCATACCCAAAGATTGAGCATACAAAATCTTCTCTTAACTTGTTATTGTCAAGTGCTAAATGTTTCTTTAGTAGATCAACTACTGATTTTAACTCATCAGGTGGTTCAGTAGTTTCTAATAAATAAGATGCTAATTTAGTGTCCATAATAATAATTTTAACATAAAAAAGACCCCTATGCAATACATAAGGGTCATCAATTTAAAGAAGTCCTGTTACTTTAAGTGCAGATTTCACTCCCCACTCAAGATAAAGGAAAGGTAGAATTGCAAGGGAAAATCCATCTAATTTCTGAACTTTCTCTTTCCAATCTATTACTTTCACCTCTTCTTTCACTGGTGTTTCAGTCATTTTCTTTGCTATAGGTTTCTGATATTTAGTATCAGATGTATCAGATGTTACAGCAATTACTTCTTTCTTAACAACAGGTTTCTTAGCAACTGGTTTCTTCTTAGCAACTGAAGTTTCTGCTGGTTTGTTATCTATTGCTGCTGCAATTCTTTGAGCAGTTGTAGATTTAGCAGAACTTCTTTTTCTTCTTGTAGGCATAAGAATTAAATAAACAATTTGAGGATTTCCCTCACTACTAGGGAACTTTAGAGGTGCGTAATATTTAATGGAACTCTTTCTTGAATTAAGTTACCATAATCCTCATGCAATTCACACCCTATGTAATACCTATCCAGCATTTTTGCTACCATTGCAGTAGTTCCAGATCCCATAAATGGGTCTAAAATAATATCATTTTTCTCTGAACCTGCTAATATACAAGGTTTAATTAACTCACATGGATATACTGCAAAGTGAGCATTTTTATAAGGTTTTGTATTAATATTCCATACACTTCTTTTTCTTCTTGTTGGTTCTTTAATAACATCAACATCAAAATAATAGTTTTGATTCTTACTTAATAGGAACAAATATTCATGTGATTTAGTACATCTATCTCTCACACTTTCTGGCATTGGATTACCTTTACTCCATATAATATCTTGCCTTAAATACCATCCATCTGCTCTTAATGCAAATGCTAACATCCAAGGTATTCCAATTAAATCTTTTTCTTTTAATCCTTTTAATTTATTACCTCTTCTTGCACATTTATCTGGTAAATCTTGTTTAGTATTAGAAACAGTTTGTTTAACTAATGATTGACCTTTTCCAGGTCTATAGTTATAATAAGAGTCACCAATGTTTAACCATAATGTACCATCCTCAGTTAGAAGATTATATACTTCTCGGAATACTTCTACTAGGTTTTGAATATACTCTTCTGGAGATTCTTCTTGTCCTATCTGACAATCCTCCCCTCCATAATCTCTTAACCCATAATAAGGTGGAGATGTAACACACATTCTAGGTTTTTCATCAAACTCTTTAAGTGTCTCTCTACAGTCACCAAATAAAATTGTATCTTTCATAATAAATTTATTTCAAATTAGGATAATTTTATTTCTGTCTAACCTGATTGATAAACAACCATTGTCCAACAGGATACCTTGATCTTATAAAGTCTTCAATATATTTTCTGTCTGCTAAGTCTACCTCTTCAGTTATATAATGTGACCTATGTTGGTGGTCAGTATATCTTGCCTTAACAATGTATTGTGTCATGTACTCATTCTACTATGAACTCTACCCATAATTTTCATCTTACCTTTCTTATCTGGATCTGAACCTGTTTCTTTCTTATACTTATCTGTTTCTTGTTTCTTAAATACTCCTTTTAAATATTTTTCTCCTTCTCTTCTCTTTTTATCTCTCTCTGCTCTAGTTAATCCAGATGCTTTTGCTGGTTTATAATTAGGATCAACAGTTTTTTTCTTTTTCTTTGCTAATAATTCATCAGCAGTTTTAGTTTTAGCACCAGATTTTGCTGCCATTCTTTCTGCTCTTGCCTTTCTTTGTTGTTCTCTTGGTGTTAAACCAGCAGTGCCTCTTTCTTTTTCTGGTTGTTGCTCTCTCTTAGAAGATGTACCTCTACCAGCACCTTGAACACCTATATCTTTTCTAGGTTTATAATCTTTTGCTGGTTCAGTTTTACCACCACCTACTGCTTTAACTCTTCTCTTTTCAGCAGCACTTTTCTTCTTTGAAGGGTACAACCTTCCACCTTCTCCAGTCTGTCTGACTTGAGATCTTCCCATTATATCTTTATCATAAACTTCACAGAGTTCCATGAATTTTGTATATGAAATAGTCATAGAAGGTGGATTTAATGCCATATAATATTTAGTTAATTACCATCTATCAGGAGTGCTTAAATCCTCCACATAAGAATTAATTCTTTCATTTCTTTGGAAATCAAGAACTCTTTCCCAATCTATATTGTGGGGATTAAAATCTTCTTGAACTTCTAAATCTAATGTAACTCTATACTTAGATTTACTTGCTTTTGCGTAACTAACTGGCATGAGAAAATTCTCCTGAAGATTACTATACTCTATAATAAGATAAAATAATCCAAAAGTCAAGGAGTTTGACTAAAAATGTTCAAATTGTCACATTGATAACACTATATATGGTATTTCTGTACTAGAGTATCAATTTTCTTTATGTTTAATATCATATTCTATAATGATCTTCTTACTACTTCTACCTTCAGAGTTTAATGTTCCTGTTCTTTCACAAGTTCCACCTAATAAAGATGCTATTTGTAAACATTCTGATACTAATTCACCTTCATCCATAAGCATAAACTTGTCTTCTTGTGATGTCATTTTTCTCCTTTAATTGTTGAATTGCTGCTGGTAGTATAGCATACTCCATTCTTTGAATTGCTTTTGTTAATGATTTTACATCATCTTCAGGAAGAATAGGAACCTCCCCTTGTAATATTATTTCACCTCCATCTAATTCTTCATTTACATAATGCACAGTACATCCAGTTACTTCATCACCTGCCTCCATTGCTCTTTCAACTACATTTAATCCTTTATATTTTGGTAATAGTGATGGATGAACGTTAATAATAGGACAAGGAAAATCAGATGGATTTTTTAATACTCTCATATATCCTGCTAATATTATTAAATCTACTCTCCATGCTTCAAATAATTTTATCATTTGATCTTCTTCTTTATGACTAACATAACAATGAGGAATACCCCACTTCTCTGCTCTTTTAGCAGCACCACATTTCTTCTTGTTGTGTATCATTAACACAACTTCATGTTCCTTACATATTGGATTGGTTATAATGTTCTCAAAATTAGTACCATTTCCAGAACACATTACACCTAATTTCATATAACTAATCCTCACTTATTAGATTTATTTACAATATTATAATGGTGGATATTCACTTTGTAATGTTTCTTTGCTTCTCTCTATTTTAAAATCCTCACACAATCTTGCTACTTGTTTTCTATCTAATCCTGCTAATTCTCTACAGTTATCTAATGCAATGTAAATACATTCTCTATCACTAATTGGTGCTGAAATTTCCCACCCTTGTTCATCATAGTATTTCTTACCCTCAGTAACTTGTGCCTCTACATGACCAAGATCTTGTTTCTTAGATGGATTAGTATAATTATGCGTTTTACTCATTCTTGTAACTCATCTAATCTATATTGTGAATAATTAGGTTTATATTCAGGTTCTTCTTCTCCAACATAATATTTGTACTTATCAACATCAAAATATGATGTATAATTAAACCTACCTTCTCTTTCATCTAATACTTCATTAATAAGTATCTTTAACTCCTTAACCATCTGAGGAGTGTGACATCTTCTAGGTGTAATCTGCCAAGGTTTATGTGGTTGTATCTTCCATTCCTTTTTATTAGGATCAAGGGGCATACTCATGCCTTGTGTATCAATTTTACTCATTTCTTTTTCCTGACTGGTACTTCTATTGTCCATGATGAACTTTCTAATTTAACCATATCAAAATTCTTCTTAAACTCTTTCTCCCTTGCTTTCTTTTCCTTCTCCATTGTTATCTCAATGGTTTCAATAGTTCTTTCACCATAATGAGTTTTATGTTCTGTAACAGCAGATCTTAAACCCATGTAATCTAATATAGCACCATCTATCATATGATAGAGTGTATCCCAAGTAAGTGTTTCTCTTAACTGAGTTGCAATCTTATCAATATCATTTCCATCAAGATACTCACCAGTTGATACTGCCTTTGAGTAATCTTCATATTGAGTTAAGAGTTTTGCTCTGATCTCTACCAACTCATTAAGGTTGATAGTGATCTTTACATCATCATAAATTGCCATTATCTTTCTCTAAAGTTTTCAAGATAAAATACATTTTCTTCCACTTGTTCTATATTCTTATACTCAGGATATTCCTGTGCAAATTCATAATTAGTATCTTCAATTAACTTATTTGTTAATTTACATAACACATCCATTATTTCACCTTTAATTTCAATATAAGGTGTGTTACCATAAATTCTATCTTTAACATGATCTAATGCTGCAAGATAAGTATCAACATTTTCATGGAACTTTTTCAGATATTTAACACTATCATCAGGTGAATAAAAGTCAGGAACACTCATAAATTAACCTCTTATTTGTTACATAATAGTCTAATATTCATTGAACGTCAAGTGGTCTACCTTCTTGAGATTTATACATTTTCGCTAATCTATCCTCCTCAACACCTGCCACATCATCATACTGTGACCAGTGTTGTATCTCTCTAGTATTTCTTTTCTTTATAAACTTTAATTGATGCCAATCATTATCATAACATAATAATAATGTATGAATATATTTGTGAGGATCATTTTTAGAATATTGACATTGAGGTTTAGGTCTAACACCAGTTTCTATTGTAATATATCTTGCAACTGGATTCCACCCTGATTTAACTCTTCTTTCATTATCTACTTGATCTGCTTTAAAATACACCCATCCTTCATCTTTTCCATACTCTCCTCTA